ATTTGTTTTCGAACACGAGGTCCAATAAAATCTTCATGGAAAAGTTCCATAATATATTCTTCAAGTTTTAATAAATCATCATCAACTTGCGGGAGTGGAACTAATTCACCTTCAGGGAAACACTTATAATGCGCATATCGACGTGCGCCGGTCTTAACAGCTTGAATTTTATCTCTGTCAAATCTTGCTTTACAAACTGAACATATAACTGGATGACCGATAATTACACCTTCTTTATACTATATATATTATATTATATCATATTTTTTATTTAAAATCAAAAAAGAGGCGTCTATTCAGACGCGCCCTCTTTTTCTTTCATAATATATTCTAATTCAGAAACAATTAAATCTAATGCTTCTACCTGGTCTCTAGAACATTGACTTACCTTTTGTCCTTTACCAAGATATTTATCTGTAATTTGAACAATTCTTGGTTGCCAGTAAAATTTGAATTCTTCTTCTGTGTTATGTTCATTTAAATAAGCAATCATAGCATTAAAGTTTTTAATTAAATCATCAAAACTTAATTCTTCTGTAGGCTCTTTATATAAATTATTTCTTTCATTTGTGAAGAATTCCTGTCCATCTTCTGCAACTTGTTTGTCAATAGCATCTCCAATTGCATTAACAAGACTTGTATAATTAAAATCAATATAATCTGGAGTGTACTTAAAACGTGAACCAGCTACATAACGAGGAGTTCCTCTCATAAATAATTTTGTACTTGAATTACCTTCTTCATCAGTTACTCCTCGTGAATATCCAATAATATCGCACATACGTGAAACAATATTACGAGGTTTATTTCCTAACGTTGGAACAATCTGATTAAATTCAATACCACGTTCATCTTTAAATGTTTTATCTACTGCATGACTAATTAATACTAAACCATAATCCATTTGAACAATAGAACGTAAACATTCATCATATTCTTTAGCTACCATTGTATATCCTTTTCCAAAAGGAATATCTGCTACTGAATCAACCCCAAAACCGCCATCTGGTCTTTTTGCATTTGAACAAATAAATTTTTCACATAAATCATATGCAATATCTGCGGTATCAATAATAATAGTTTCAAATTTTTCTTTTACCGCTGGGTCTTTCAACTGTCTTAATACTTTTCTAAAATCTGCCCATGAATTAATAGGCTGTGCCATCGCTCCTGGAATAGCATTATAACCTTTTTCAAAAGCTAATAGCAAATGATGCGGAAATTTAGTTGCAATAGTTGTTTTTCCACTTTTAGGTTCTCCATAAAAGAAAACTGAATATCCGCGTAAATCTCTACTAACTTGATGAGGTTCTATACTTAATAAATTTAATTCTGCCATATTTTATCCTTTCTAATCTTATAATTAAAATATATAAGGGCTTAACCCTTATATATTAAAAATTAAAACCGCCTGTACTTGCTACAGTTGCTGTAGGAGCTGCGCCTGGAGTAGATGTAGAAGCTGCTTTAGAAGCACGATATTCCTGATTCTGTTTCTTTCTTTCTGCAAGCATAACTTCTCTATCTTGCATAGCTTTTGTTACTTCATCTACAGTCATTACCTGTTCATCTCCAAAATCATATGGCACTTTTGCTGTTCCTGTGATAACCCATTCTTTTACATTACGTTTAGAAGTAGATACTGACGCTTCTCCGAAAGCAGATTCTTCTGTTCTCTGAACTTCAATACTTTCACTAACAATTCTACCCCATACTTTTGTATAAATTGGATTAGAAGGAGCTGCATCTAAATCTTCAAAATACTTCATTCCTGCTGGATTTTTAACAACAAATTCAACTGGTAAAATATCATTTTTAAAGTTAAATACTGCACCTCTTACTGATACATAATCTGCAGCAATATTTTTTTCTGGATTAGCATCAATATGATTTACATTTGTAATTAAAATATCTGTCATAAATGTATTTCTTTCATTTTCTGCACACAGTTCATTAATAATAGTAACAAAACCGCCTTCATTCTGTTTTACAGAAATATGAGTATCATCCTGTGTAAAGAAATCATTTAATGCTAATGCAGTATCAATTTTAACTTTTGTAGCTGCATCTTTACCATCGGTTAACCAACATTTACCTTCATCAATAATTTTCTTTAATGCAGTATATGTGCTATTTTTATTTCCTTTAGAAGTAGTTTCAGTTACAAATGTAAAGTGTACCTGTACTACATTTAATCCTTCTTCATCTGTTGCAATGTCTAAAGTTCCAGCAATAAATTCTTTACCAAAATTTTTTGAAGCTGTATTTGACACTGCTTTTATTGCTAATTCATGTTCGTAAACTCTTCCTTCAATATGTTCTGCGTTTAAATTTTTTCTCATTATTTTAATTCTCCTTGATTATATTTTAATCTTTCTTTAATATATTATAACAAAAATTTTAATTCTTGTCAAATTTAAAAAGAAGCGTTTTTTCCTTTATCTGTTAAACTATATACAACTGGATCTCCCGCCTGTTTAGTTACTAACAAATCTGAAACCAACTTTCGCATTGAACCCGATACAGAGCGAGGAGACATAAACAATCCTTCTCCTATTTCTTTAGCTTTAAAGAAATTATTATAAGTATTTACATTTTCTTGCATATATGTTAAAATTTTTAAACCATTTTCAGTAATTTCATTTGAAACTTTATTATTTTTTAAAGATTCAAAATATTCTATTCCTTCTGGTGAAAGTGTTAAAGTTTTATTTAAGGCTTCTTCAATATCTTTGATAAAATGTTCTTTTTTTGTCATTTGCTAATTAATCTCTCTTTCTTTAATATATTTATATTATAACATATTTTAATTAGCAAATCAATTATATAGCTATTAAGCTTCTTTTTTGCTTTCGTCAATAAAAATTAAATCTGCTGCATATGGTAAAGTTCTTGCCCATTGAATAAAACTATTTGCAACAGAAGTATGAATACCAGACCATTCATTTAATTTATGGAATCTTCTTTGACCTTTACTACACATTGCTAATAAATTTTCATAATTCATAGTTACAGTGCGAGTTTGCAACCAAGATTCAGGTAACCAACGAATTAATTCTTTCCAATAGCGTTCATCTTTTGTTTCTAAATAAGCAAGTCTTAGCCCTTCTAAAAAATCAATAAAACGAATAATTAAACTTTCACAATCATCTGCGCTTAATCCTTCTTCTCCGATAAAACCTGGAACAAAAGCATTAAAATCTACAGCATCATCGGTTTCAAATAATTCGCGGGTAATTGGTTTAGAAGCCATTTTATGCATTGTGGAAGTGGAGTTTGCAACTGTTCCAACTTTATATGTATCAAATTCTTTCCCAAGTGGACTATCTTTTACTCTCTAATGAAAGGATACCATTTCGGTTTTCACGCACTTCGTTTCCTAAAATGCGGCCGCGTGTCAATTAGCGACCCTACTCCCCCGCCCAGAAGGCATAGGGGATAGTCTCTACAGGTTCTTAAATTAAATCCATGATTGTAAAGTTTTGGTCATATTTTATAATTCTTAAATCAATACCATTTTTTTTGCAATATTCTTGTTTTCTTCTATCATGTTCAATAAGAGTTTGCCATTCTTTACCCCATGTACCTTCAGGCTGTTGATAATGTTGTAATCCATTAAATTCAATAAGCCTATCAAGTTTTCCATTTAAAAATACTGCAAAATCAAATCTTAATCTTTTTCCTCCAACACCAATCAAATCTGGAAATGTGTATTGTGTTGAAAATTCACATCCTTCATCAATTAGCATTTTAGTTATTTTTTGTTCTCCTAAAGAATGAATACATCCGCAAGATTTAGTTTCACCAGCTCTTATATTTGCGCCCTCTGTTGAAAATATATTTCCACAATGTTTACAAATACATCTCCATCTAGCTATACCGCCATTAGATGAACCATCTCTTTCTAGAACTTTAAAATTATCATCTTCATAACCAATCATATCTATTGTATTTTTTGATGCTTTTTCTTTTTGCAAGCATCCGCACGATTGAGTATGACCTGAATTAAGATTTCTAGTATCTACATCTAATTCTTTTCCACAGTCGCATATACAATGCCATTTACCACCTTTTATATAATACTGCGGAATTAAACGACCAAATTTCTTATTTGTTAAATCAACCCTTGGTTTTGATTGTCTAATTTGTTTTTCCATAACAATCCTCCTAAAACTTTTCTATACATATCTAAAAAGTATCGGAATCTTTTTAACCAAATTTGACACGAATAATTTAAGTTTCCCACGGGATTCTTTGGGTAAGTTCCCCGTTAGCCATATAAATTATATGACCCCCTCTGACCAGGAGGGAAAAGTATTTCATTGGCAGAAAGAATTCTACCAGTATAAAGGAGCCGTAATATCAACAGATACAAAGATTTGTCTCATAAATTTTCTATGTTCAGAACCACCTTTAATAAGTCCTTTTGCAAGTTTCATATCTTTTGGTCCAATAAAAGCATACTCAATGCATCCATTTTCATTTCTTAATACTCCATTTTGGATTAGCCACATATCAATTTTTTCTAATTCAGTATCATATTCACGAGTATTAATATCAAAACTATCTTTTATCCAATGTTCTGCTATTTCCCAATCTTTTTCACAATCTTCTTCTGTTGCAATACCAAAAGCGCTATCGCTTAAATGCCAAGATTCTTTAGGATTTCGCATTCCTCTTAAAGCCGCTTCGAAATTCATTACTTGAGTATTTTCAAATTTCATAAAACCTTTTATCTCCTTTATTTATTTCCTTTTGTTAAATTATAACCATATAAGTTAGATTGATATAATTCAATCCAAAATTTTTCTTTTTCATTAAGCTGTTCTCGCGGACACTCTTCTATTATTTCAAAAGTAAAATTCCATACTCCATCTTGCTGCATAGCATTATATAATTTATTAGTTGCGGAGGCATCTATTCCTAATCCGCATTTAATATGGTCTTTCCATCTTGTCGCAATATCAACAGACTGACCTATATAGCATTGCTGCGTTTTTATATTAGTAATTTTATAAATTCCGCATTTTTTCTGCGTACCTACAATTCGATTACACAATTCTGTTGTTTGCTTTTGAAAATAAGAAGTCCAAATTAATTTATTAATAAGAACGGGTTGTCTTAATGAATATTTTATTTTATCAAGAGTCTCAATATCAGACCAAATTTCATTTGAAATATTTAATTTATAAAAATTTAAAGATTCTTGTTTTTCTCTTTCGCGGAGTTGTGCTTGAACTCCGGCATTTAAAGATTCTTTTAATTTATCTATTTCATTGTAATATTCTTTTTTCTGATTTTCTAACTCTTGTATCTCTTGATTATGTTTTTCTTCCAATATAGCGCGCTTAGCTGCTAACTCTTGAGTATATTTTTCTTCTGCATAATTAAGATTTTTTTCATATATACTAATTTTTTCTTCATAATCTTTTTTATTTTTATTATATTGTTCTTCACTAATTTTAATTTTTTCTGTTAATGATTCTATTTTTTGAGTAGCAAGTTGAATTTGAATTTCTATTTCTTCTTCTTCTCGATTTTTTTGTATTATTATTCGATTTGCTTTTTCTAATGATGAAATACCAAATATAGCTAAGGATATTGAAAGAATGATAAAAATAATACAAAGTAAAATCATTATTTTCTCCTATAAAAAAATGGGTTAGATTAAAATCTAACCCATTAACATTTTTCATACTTTATTAAATTATTCAGCTTTCTTTTCTTCTGGAGCTTCTGGGTCAAATGCACGTCCTGCATCAGTCAATTTAATAAATTTAACTGGTTTATGAGTACCATCTTCAAGCTGAACTTCAGCTGGCTCTCTTTCCATAAGTGGCTGAGGGTCTCCATTTGCATCTTTATGACGCTGGAAAGCTGCTGTTACAATTCCATTTACCTGTCTTGTTTCAAGACCTACACCTGCAGCGATATCAGCTGCTGTAATCAGTTCTTCTTCATGTTCTTTCACATAATTAAATACTTTCTTGCTGTTTTCTTTTA